ATATAACAACTAAATATTCATATTGATCAGGCATCCCGTCTATTTCCGTATCATCATGAGCAAGTGTTTTAGAAAGCCCAGTATGTTCAATATATATTTTGTTATCTACATCAGGTACTGGGACAGAATTCACTTTTCCATCAGCTATGTACCATGCTGGATTACTTGCCCCTCTATAATGCATACTTGTGACATCTAATGCTCTACCCTTTAAATTCTCTGCTATCTGCGTAGCTTGGTATTCTCCTCTCCTTACAGAAATAATATTACCAATAATATCCCATGAATCATTAGCAGACACATTTGCCTGCGATGAAAACAAACTTGCATACTCTGGGTGATATATTAATAATTTATTAGTGACATCAGAAACCCCCTCGTTTAGAAAGATATTCAACTCATCTTCACTTGGACTAGGCCATGCCGCTATAAAATCAAAGCCTGTTAAGGCTGCTATTTGTGTTTTAAAATTTGCCATAAATTTTTCCTAACACACCCGCCCCCTCTGGAGAAGAGAATCAACGGAAGGGGCGAGTTATTGTTTATAAGCAGTTATGACCTACTATGCATTTGATGTGTGTAGAGGAATAAAGTAAGTAACTCCATTAAGACTTACTTCTAGTACTTTAGATGCAGCACCGTTAGTAGCTGCATCGCCACCAGCGTCAATCGCACCTACGCTGGTATCCTTTGCAAGTTGAGCTAAATCCTTAGCTTCCTCTTTAGTAACATTACTTGAAGGTTCATTAGCCACCCAGTATTTATCGCCTGCCATGATTTACCTCCTTATAGTGTGTAATATTGTATGTAAACATTACCTACAAGTCCGGTAGAATCACCTGAAGCATTGGTACCATGAATAAATTCATCGTCACCAACTTTCACTCCGCCTATAGCAGTTGACACTTTATCTGTACTAGATACTAAGTCAATTGCACTAAGGTCGAGGTCATCAAATACATGAGCAACTGCAGTTGTTACAGTAGCTTCATATCCAATGTCAACTGTGCATGCTCCAGAGGTTGCTGTAGTAATATCCATTAATACCTGTTGAACGAATATTGAGCCACCTTCTGTATTCTGCCATGAGAATAGAGCTCCAGCCGTAGTACCACCGGCATCTGCAGCAGATAATGCAACTTTAGCTACTTTTATCTTATTAGATAATAGTACACCACTGGCATCATACGCAGCCACAAGATCATCTATTTTGCCATCAGCTTTATTTTGTCCATATAGTGGATTTGCCATTTCTATACCTCCCTAAATTAAGCGTCAGTCCAAATGGCGTGTGCTTCTGGCATACCCCATTCCATACCGGCTTCGGTTAAGATTTGATCTACTCTACGGTCAACACCAGTATTCTCAAGAGTTTGCACACCAACATAAATTGATGTATCACGATTTAAGCCATTACCAACCAATGGTCGGTATTTGCAATGTGACATGTTAATTCCAAGAATTCTAACATTAGTTCCGTCAAGGTGAATGTTTCTAACCAGATTCATGTCACCATATACTGTTGATATAGTGGTAGTATCTAGTCCAAGCACCTTCTTTCTTCCCGTTACTGCTAAGTCAGCTCTATAGTTGGAAGATATCTCAATATTATTTGAGAAGAATCCACCAAGCTTATGTAGCCAGTTGAACGTATCTGTTGAACAGAAGAACACTGTTGCTTTAGCATTGTTGTAACGAGGATCTAATAATGCACTCATATCATCGAGAAACTTATCAGCAGTTGCTGTAGCTGTATCAAGAGTAAATGCATTACCATTATTAACAATCCAATCTACAGCACCTTGAGTAGTGCGGTAAGTTGCATTCTGAGACCCGAACAATAGTGATTGTTCTATATCCCATTTATGCTCAATGAGCTTTTCTTTCCATATCCTTGCCCATTCATTACCTGCGTACCTCAAGACTGTTGCTCTATCGGTATTGTCCATTGCCATAGATGTTTTCCATATCTGGGTTTGTCCATAGCTAGTTGACCAGGGCTGGTCCTTCCATGTCTCAGGAAAACCAGTTCCTTGTCCAAACACAGAACCCATGACATAGCACTTATAAGGTGCTAATGTTTCTTCAGATGCTGTTGTTGTTCCACCAGCTGCTACAACACTACTGTGTTCATGCATGAAGAAAACCGTGCTATTATCAAAACCCTTCACTACTGATCCAGTTATGCTAACATAATTAGTATCATCAGCTACTGTGAGCACTTTTACTATCATATAGTCATGTGATACCTGATCATGTGCAACATTTGATGCTGAACATACTGGTATTCTAATTAACTGGTCTGGTAAGAAAAATACCGGCTTTGTTCCAGCCTGACCTATAACATAGTCAACTGATTTTCCGTAGATGTTTGTTTTGTTACCACTCGAAGCGTAATCAGTACCCATTGTTAAATATATGGTACTTTCAGCCTCTGAATTTGCAATTGTAGTATCCTGGGGTGTATCTAATGCAGCTCCCCCTTCAAATACATATGCATACCTTTTATGCCAAGATCCACGTCTTTCAGTGAACTTGAACAAAGGATCATCTGTAGGCTTCTTTGCCACTTTTGACAAAAACCTAAAGAAAGGATCCTGAGCTATTGATAGTTCAGACACCCGGTTACCAAAGTTATACTTTCTGCGAAGACTTCCAGTATCTACTGGAGAGCCCCCTGAATAACCCGATGGTGCACCAGGAGCTTCTACATCACTGTAGCTGTTTCCTAAACTGAGTATATCACTCATTTTAAACTCCTTTTTTTAGAGTTCGGATACTCAGCTATATATAAGCCTTATCTACCCGAACAAGTTATCTAATCCGCCATCCAAACCCAATATCCCGTCAAAAAGCCTACTGTCGGGATCTTTTTCTTGAGCTTGGCTATTGGCTCCACTCGCACTTGTCGGTATGTTTCTCACGTTTTTCATCTGGTTAAGCATGTCCTTCTTAGTATTCTGCACTACATTAGCATTTGCTTGATCTTTATTGAGCAAAAATTCAATATCATCAAGGGTAAGAGTATGTTGCTGTGCCTGAGTCTTAAATGCCTCAAACTGCTCATCATTCATTCCCTTTCTAGTTTTAAACTCCTGTTCCATATTCGATCTTTGTGCTTCTTGCTGCATCTTAGCATTCCTTTGCTTTTCTCCCTGGAGTATTTGTCCTACTCTAGCTTGAACAACTCTGTCTACTTGAGCATTCATGACTTTTGCTGAATCAGATTTAGGATCTGTCATTGCTTCCTGAGAATCAAATATGAAATCCTCATCTAATCCAAGACTGTCCTGAACACTTTTAGATGCGGGACCACCATTTACCAAATATTCACGCACATGTTCGACAAGCCCGCTGTCGTTTTTCATAGCTTCAAGTACAGGAACAAAAGGCTCAACACCTTTATATAGTTCATAGTTCTTAACTGACTCTCGGCTACTATCTTGATAGCGTTTTTTGTACGGGTTACTATCATTTTCCCAGTCCACACTATTGGAGCCAACATCTTGGGTTACCTGTTCGGGGCCAATTTCTTGTTGGGTTGCCTCAGGGCTGCCTTCGGTTATCATACCGTTGACATCGTTTTCCAAAGCTTCAAAGAAGCCATCAGAGGAGTCGTCCACAACAGCATCTACCACTGCTTCCGAGTTACCTTCTGTATTTTCCATTTATTTCTCCTTTGGATTAATTAAATTTTATTCCTGTTTAGAATTACGTTGCAAATCTTTTTTAGCTGACTGTATTTCTAAACTCATCTCTTTCTTCGCTGAATTTACCTCATTAGACATCACATTCTGTAAAAGTTTCTGTTTTGCTTCAGTCCCACGATATGAATCCTGTAAATCTCCCTTTACCTTTTCCTTCTCTTTATTAATTTCTACCTCTGCCTGCATAACCTTACCTTTAATTCCAGCTTGTACTAATTGTCTCTCAAGAGTTTCAATAGTCCCTTCCTTGTCTTTTAAGGCTTCTTGCATTTGAGATAATTGACCTTGTAGTTGTGAATAGAGACTCTTTCTCTCGGCTATCTTATCTTTATTTCTTAAATCTGTTTCTGCTAATACGGCTAAGTCATCAACAACACCAAGTTGCATTAGTTCCTTTAACTCTGATAAATAAGCCCATCTATTAACAGGCAACGTAGAACCTGCGACTATTCTTACATCAAACTTAGCAGTTGAGTAATCCATTGTTTTACCAATTGCTTCCCCCATGTCATTGTATATAGGAATATTA